TGTAGACCTTCAGTAAACCCAGAGTACACGGCAAGTGCCTTAGCTATGCTTCTCTTGTCGCCCTTAGTGACCTTTACAGAGTCTATGTACTCATGCTTGTCTGCCATAGCCTCGTAGTCTGCAAACGCCTTATACTCTACCTCAGGCATTCCTACGGTGTCTAGTAGTAGACTGTAGGCGTGCTGGTGTATGGACTCCATGTTGTTAAAGGCTCCCATCATCATACGGGCTTCAGGCTTCTTAAAGATCTTCATGTATCTATCTACATAACCAGAGCTAACATCTACATCTGATTGTGTAAACAGTCTGAAGATCTGTGTAAGCAAGTTCTTTTCTTCAGCAGTCATAGTCTGCCAATCCTTCACATCATTGTGTAGAGGTACGTCCTCTGGGAACCAGTGCATCTGATTCTGCTGTGAGTAGTAATCAAACATCCAAGGATGCTCAAATGGTTTGTAATAATCTCTTGTTCCTAGTAGGCTCATGCTACATCTCCTTCTTTAATAAATATACCTTCACTGTTCATGTGGCCTTTGCGGTCCTTGATGTCATCGTAGGCTACTGCCATACATTCCTCCAGTGAAGTGTCGTGCATAATTGCAAGTGTATTCAACACTACAAGGCAGTCACCGATGTCATCTAACACTGGCCTTTGCTTTGCTATGTTATCCCCTAGCTCACCTACCTCAGACACTAGCTTTGCAAACTGTGCCAACGGTGTGCTGTTATTGATAATACCCCTAGACATACTCCAGAGGTTTATCTTGTGTATTAGATCTTCAGTCATCATGCGTCCTGTAATGTACTGGTCATTAAAGCAGTCTCAAATAACTTCATTAAGAACACTGTATCTGCACTGCTCAAAGAAGAACTACTCATGGCTCTAAGAAAGTCATCCTGCTTATCCCATCCTATGATTATAAGCTCTTTGAAGTTACCTTTAGCGTCCTCTAGTATATCATCCGCATCCGCTGCTTCCGGTGCTAGTTTAATTATATTACTCATTGAAATGTGTCTCCAATACTACTAGCTTATCTTCTGCTTCAGCTACCCGCTGTATCAGCTTGTCCATAGTGTCTAAGAACATGTGCTCCCCTACTGCTGAGGGGTACTCTAAGTAGCTTGTAAGCTCTGAAATCGCCCAGTTTATATTAGCTTTGTAATGATCCTTCAAAGCTCTTATTTTATGGTCTTCCATTGTATCCTTCCTCCAGTAAATCTTTATACTTTTTTATGTATTCTCTGTATCTTAAAGGATACAGTTCTCTTTTCTTCTGGTTGTCCATGTAACTGGCCCACATCTGATAGCAGTAGGTATCATAGTCTACTTCTCTATCTTGCTGTCTATAGTACTCTATAAACTCAGGCCACCTAACGTGCTCATTAGTCTCTTGTATATAGAACAATGCTCTATACATAGGGTGATCATCCTTCACAGCTTAGGCACTCCCCTTCTTCAAGATTGATTCTTGGTATCTTAATGTTGACATTCTCTGTATTTCTAGCTGCCGTAGAGCGCAGGTAATACATAGATTTGAGTTTGTTAGCTCCTGTCCAATGTACGCTATTAACATACTCCAGATACTCATCATGTACCTCCTGTGGTGCTGTAGCCGGTGGTGGGTTAAAGAATAGATTAACTGACTGTGCTTGACATACATACTTCTGACGCTGATAAGCATGTTCAATAATCCACATCTGATTTAGTTCAGGGGCAGTCTTGAATACATCTTTCTCATCTTGAGTAAGTCCATCAAGCTCTGCCACAGATCCTTCAGCAGCCGCAATATCCTTCCAAGTCTTCTCATTGTTCATACCCTTAGACTCTAGTAGTTCCATCAAGTACTTGTTCTGTACCTTGTATGATCCTGTCAGCGTCTTGTGCGTAAATACGTTAGCCCTTGTAGGCTCAATTGAAGGAGACGTTCCACCACATATAATGCTACTAGAGGCATTAGGAGCAATAGCAAGAAGGTGAGAATTACGCAGACCACTACCAGCCATATCAGGTGCTTCGCCGCGTAGCTCCCCAAGAAACGCACTTGCTTCACTGGCCTGCTCTTTGATATGTTTAAAAGCTCTGTTATTGAAGGAGGAAGCGTACATACTTTCAAAAGGAATGCTATTACGTTGTAAGTAACTATGAAACCCCATTGCTCCAAGGCCAATTGCGCGTTCTCTATATGCACTATAAGCGGCTTTTGCAAACCCTGCTTTACTTTGTTCAACATAAGAAACAAATTCCTCTAATGTGCTAGCCTCTGTACAAGGACGGTTATGTACAGCATTATCAATAAAGTGTTCAATGATGTTATCCAGCATGGTAACTAGATCAGCAATGAACATAGGGTGTTCCTTCCACTCATCAAAGTACTCTAGGTTAACACTGGACAAACAACAGACTGCTGTACGGTCCTCACCTGTAGGTAATGTAATCTCTGAGCATAGGTTACTCTGGCGTATCTTTAAGCCTAGCTCCTTCTGAGACTCAGGCAGTGCCTCATTACACCTATCCATGTTCACAATGTATGGTTCACCTGTCTCTGCTCTAGTGTGCAGTAGCTGCCACCACAAGTCCCTAGCTGATACAGTCTTGATAGCCTGCTTAGACTTAGGGTCTATGAGTCTCCAGTTATCATCATTCTTTACACGCTTGAGAAAGGCATCACTAATGTTAACACCATTGTGTAGATTAAGACATTTACGATTAAGATCTCCGCCAGTGGTCTTTCGCATAGCAATGAATTCTTCAATCTCTGGGTGGCTGATGTCCATATACGCCGCATAACTACCCCTTCTTGTAACGCCTTGATTAAAGGCTAGCATCTGACTGTCTACAACGTGCATGAATGGGATGCTACCAGTAGACTGACTACCGTTAGCAGTAGAAACCCCGTTACTTCTAACATCACCCCAATATCCACCCAAGCCTCCACCTCCACTCGCCAACCATATGTTCTCATCGTAGTGAGCAGATAGGCCGCCACGCGAATCAGGAACATAATTGAGAAAACAGCTAATAGGTAAACCGCGAGTGGTTCCCCCGTTGCTAAGTATAGGAGTGCTAAAACCAAACCAGCTCTTGCTAGCGTACTCGTAAAGTCGCTGTGCAAGATCGTAGTCAGTATACTCTTTATACGTTGCACCATAGACTGAGGCTCTTGCGAATGCTTCTTGTGCATGAGTTTCGTCCTGCCATAAGTATCTGTCTTTAAGTGTCTCTACTGAGAAAGTGTTTAGATTATCTTCTCTAGCATAGTCAATAGTTATGCCTAGGTAATCCTGCTGTCCAATCTTAACTGTCATTAGTTGTACCTTCTTCTTCTATAATAGTTAGCAGCTTGTTCTCATACCATTGTGCTTTGCGTAAGTCTTTAATAGCGTTGCTCTTGCTTCTAAAGCGCCATCTATACTTAAATGAGTTACCTCTAAGAAAACCTATGAATTCTTCTCTGGATAACATAGACTCTATAGCGTCAATACATTCTACAGCGCCTTGGTCTGCATAGTGTGTAGGGTTATTAACATCATCGTCTCCCCAAGCAGTCTTAAACTTGTACCCTTGGCGTGTGTAGCTACTTGCCATCTTTGCCTCCGGCATATTCTCATCTTTAGTAGGGAACAAAGGATGCTGGTCTGGACCATTGCGGTGCCACTTGTTTATCCTGCTCCATGCTTCCGGTGATTCATCATCAATGCTCTTGGTCATCATCGTCTCCCCAATCATTCAGTTCCTGGCCCTCTAGCTCTTCTTCAAACAAAGCCAGTCTGTTAATAAATTTATCTTCAAACCTGTCTACTATTTCTTCCGCTGTAACATCCAGTAAAGTAAGCAGGTCATCTATGTCGTATCGTGTTAATACACGTTCTTTAATCTCATCCATTGTCAAGGACATAATCTACATACTCATCTAATGTGTAAAAATCAAACCCTTCCTTGATGCACCACTGTCCCATAGTTATCTTAGAACCCTTTCTAACTTTCTTGTTAGGGTCAGACAGTACAAATACTAACTTAGTAGGTGCTATCATATCACGGATAGCAGTGTACTTTTGTGTATCCCCTGCT